AGCCAACGGGCGAGCGCGGCGCGGATCATGCCGGCGACAGCCCCGCCAGCGCCTCGCGCAGGTCTTTCACCCGCGCCTCGAAGGCGGCGCACGGGCCGCGCATGTTGGGATCGTGCTTGACGACATAGGCGCGGAAGCGCGGGAAAAACGCCTGCCAGAGCTGCCAGAGGTAGAGTTCGATAACCGCCGCCTCGCCGCCGAGCGCGGGCTGTCCGAGCCGCTTCGGATCGAGCGAGAGCGAGCGCCGCGTCGCGCCGTTCCGCATGTCGCCGTAGAGGTCGAGGCTGCGCGGCGCGATGCGCGCGGCGGCACTCAGCGAGCCATCAAGCCGCCGCGCGAGGTCGCCCCAAATGTAGACGGCGAAGGCTTCCGAAATGAGGAAGCACCCTTCAATGCCTTGCCCCGGTCTGCACTCGGCCAGCGCGCCGCTCTTCCGAAAGAAGGCCGCGAGCGTCCAGGCGTTGAGGTCCGCGACCTCGGCGAGCGCCGCGACGCTGTGGATGTAATAGCCCTCGACCGCGCCGAGCTTCCCGCCGCCGCCGGTATCGGTCGCGTTACTCGCCTTCGAGGCAATGTCGGGAAGCGGCGCTTCGAGGAGCAGCTTACTGTCGCCGGGCAGCGGGGCGCGGGCCGTGGTGCGCGTCATTGAGTCGTTCCTCCGCGAAGAGCTTCGGGAGGTCACGACACCGCGTTTCCAGAGTGCGGTCAACAGCCTTGTGCGGTATTGCAGAAGCCGTCCACTGCCTTAACGGTCGAGCCACGCCGAGCGGATGACGGCGGGGCGTCGCGCGACGGGCGGCGGGGCGCTCTCGGGGTGCCGCAGCGCGGCCTCGCGTTGGTCCCATGCGATGGTGCCGAGCGCGGCCCTAGCGGCGAGGCAAAGCACCATGCAGTCGAGGCTTTCGGCCCTTCGCCCCGCGACGCGCTCGAACTGTCGGACGGGCTGTCCGCGCGAGTAGCGCGTGATGATGCGCTCGGATGCCAGTTGCTCGAACCACTCGCCGCCGAGCGTGTCGGAGAACCGGACGCTGCGGCCCCGCGCGAGCCGCTGATACAGGCTCATTTTGAGCGGCTCCGTGCCGACGAGCCACACGCGACCGGCCTGCCCGCTTCGCGTCGCAATGCGCGACTTGCTCGCCTGTATCGCCGGTCGCGCGAAGCCCGCCATGCCCTTCGTTGCCATGACGCGCCGGGCGGTGCGGGGAAAGCAGAAGCGATAGGCGGCGTCGGCCTGAAAGCCCGAGTCCACGGCGCAAGCGTCAATGCCGATGCTGCCGCCGAGCGGGTGCCGCCAGCGGCTCTTGAGCAAATCGTCGAGCGCGACCCACGGCGGGTTTTCATCGGGCGCGCCCCAATGCACGACGTGGTCGAGCACAAGGCACTCGCCGGTCCGCGTCCAGCCGCAAAGCGTGCTTTCGAGCCTATCGACTTGAATATCTGTTCCGGCGGTCAGGACCAGGGCCTCGGCCGGAATCGCGTCGAGCGAGAACGGCTCGGCGCGGGCGGCGAGCGCCGACTCGTCAACGTCGGATTCAGCGTCCGAGCGCCACGGCTCGGCCAAGAGCGTGTTGACGAAAACCCGCAGCGTGTCGGGGCTGTCCTTCGCGGCGACGAACTCGCTCGCCAGCTTGCCCCAACTGGCGTTCGGCAAGAGGCTCACAAGCGCGTTGACGCGGAAGCCCGCGTGCCCCCGGACCTCGGGCCGCGTCGCCCGCCACTGCCCGCGCTCGACCATCGCCGCCTTGTGCTCCTCCCCGACAAGCTCGCCGCAGGCTGGACAGCGGAAGCCGGCGCGCTCGGGCTCGCCGGACGGCCACTCGATCATCCGCCACGCAAGCTCGACGAACGTCCCGCAGGCGGCGCATGGGATCTCAAACACCCGCCCGTCAGAGGCCGCATAGGCGCGGCAGATGGCGCTCGTTTCCGAGAACAACGGCGTTGAGCCGAGAACGAGCTTCCTGTCGCCGAAGGTCAGCGTGCGCCGCTCGGCCAGCGCCAGCGGCGAGCCCTCGGCGGTCGTCTCGTACGCGTCGCACTCGTCGCAAAACAGGATGCGCGCCGAGTGCCGCCTCAGGTTTCGCGGCGACCGGCTAGCGATGACCTTCAAGCTCCCGCCGGGGAAAATCCGGTGCGCCAACGTCGAGCGGTCATCCTGGCGCGCCACGTCGCGCGACAGCGCCCCGCGCAAAGCGGGCGAGGCGTCGAACAGCGGCTCCAGGTCGCTCACGGTAAAATCGCGCACGTCGCTTTCGGTCGGCTGCAAGCACAGGACCGGCGCGGGGTCGTTCACGCAATGGTGCCCGATGGCGGCGCACAAAAGCGCCGTGAAGCCAACGCGGCTCGACTTGAGAACCGTCACCCGCTCAATCGCCGGGTCGCCTATGGCGTCGGCGATGCCCTTTTGATGCGGCCATAACCGAACCGGCCCCGGCGTCGCCGCGAGCCCCTGCGGAAGCCGCACGTTCGCCTCAATCCACTCGCTCAGCGGCAACCGCTCGGGCGGTATCAGGCTCGCCAGAGCGCGGCGGCGGACCTCAGCGAGCGCCGGCATCGTCCGCAACCTCTTTACTTAGTAAAGATGTTTCCGGCCGCCTGCCCTCCCCGAGCGCCGTCAGCGCCCGCCGAAGCTCGGCGTCGAGCGCCGCCCGGTCCTGCGGCCCGAGTTGCGTCAGCCGCGCCGGCACCGCGAGCACACCCGAGCGCACCGTCCGCAAGATGTCGGACCACTCGCGCTCGACCTCGCCAGCGTCGAGCAACTCGCCGCGTTGCCGCGCAACCCGGAGCGCAACAAGGTCCGCCTGCGCACTCGCCAGCCGCCCGCGCTCGGACGCCGCCGCCTCCCCGCCCTTGCCCTTCGCCTGCCGCCTGAGGTCGTCGCAGTAGCGGGCCACCGACTCCTTCAAGCGCCAGCGGCCAGGGCCGGCTTTGATCGCGATGCCGCGCGCGCCTAAGTCGGCCACCGCGCGCGGCTAGGCACAGTCGCTGTGCCGCCGCTTCTGCCCGGCGTCGTCATGCTCGTGGGCCGCGTGCCCGATGGGAGCAAGCCATCGCGATCGATCCATGGTCGCTACTCCCGGTTGGATCGCGCGGCGCTGGCTGGCTTAACCTCGGCGCTGGTGCGCGCCTTTGCATCGCGCTCAAGGACACGTGCCGCGATCCACGCCGCCACCTCGGCTTCGAGCCAGCCGACGCTTTTCTCGGTGAGGCGGATCGGCGCTGGGAATTTGCCCTCGGCCATGAGGAAATAGATCGCGGTGCGACCTAGCCCCGTGCGGCGCTGAACCTCGGGACGACGGAGAATACGTGTTGTGATGGACTCGGCCATGAGCGATCCTCGAAGGCTGCCCCTATCGTAGGGGTCTGCCTCCCGAGCAGGGGGAGGCACCTATCAACTCTGGATCGCTCGCAAACCATCACAGTGTGATGCGTGGGCGAGTCGGGAACAGTATTGGCGTCAGCCTCTCGCGGCGTCAAGCGGTACCAAGCGGAACAACCTCGCCGCCACGCTCGGGCGAAGCGCAGTAGCTCGCCCATTCCGCCATCAACAGCGCCCGCTTCTCATAAAGGTCGCCTCGCCTGTATGCGCCCTCGACGCCGGTTCCGATCGCATGCGCGAGCGCCATTTCAACCACGTGGTTGAAATGGCCTGTTGTCTCCGCCGCCCAATCGCGGAAGCTCGAACGGAAACCGTGCACCGTCACGCCGGGGCGCAGCCTCGCCAGCACGTCCGCCATCGCATCCTGATTGAGAAACCCGCCTGCCGCCTTGCCAGGAAACACGGCGTCGGACTCACGCGCAAGATCGCGCAAGATCGCGAGCACGCGACCCGATAGCGGTACCCGATGTTCCTTGCCGCCCTTCATGCGCTCGCCGGGGATCGTCCAGATGCCCGCCAGAAGGTCGAACTCGGACCAACGGGCGAACCGGGCTTCGCCCGTCCGCGCCGCCGTTTGGATCGTGAACTCCAGCGCACGCGCCGAGATACCTGGTAGCGCGCGCAACTCGGCCATGAATGCTGGAACCTCGGGATAGGGCAGCGCCGCGTGATGCCTGGTTCGCGAAACCTTCTCCGTCGTAGGCAGCGAGTGTTCCAGGTGCCCCTTCCAGCGCGCCGGGTTTTCGCCGTGGCGCAAGCCGCGCACCTTGGCGAATTCGAGCACGGCTTCCAGGCGCTCGCGCAGTCGCCGCGCCCCATGGGGCTTCGCGGTCCAGATCGGATCGAGCACCCGATGGACGAGGGCCGTGTCGATGGCCGCGACCGGCAGTGAACCAATGAGTGGGAAGGCGAAGCGCTCAAGCGTGCTTAGCCAATCCAGCCGCGTGTTGGTGCCCCGCCATTGCGCCGAACGTTGCTCGACGTACTGCCTCGCCACCTCCGCGAAGCTGATCCCCTTCAGCGCCAGTATGCGGGCTCCGATCATCCCGGCCCTGCGCTGCTCTAACGGATCAATGCCGTGAAACTTAAGCTGCCGCCGTAGCTCGAACGCCCGCTCGCGGGCTTGCGCCAGCGTGACGAACTCGACGGAGCCGAGCCCCATCCAGCGCTCGCGCTTCTGGTGCTCGTACCGAAGCACCCACGTCTTGGAGCCGCCGATCACTTGCAGGTAGAGCCCTCGCCCATCACCCTGCCTTCCCGGCTTCGCGTGCTTCACCTGCGCCGCTGTCAGCTTGCCCATTTGATCCCCGCGCCTATCCCCGGTCTCGTCCGGGCTTCCTAGGGAACATATAGGACAACGGCGGAACGATGGAAGGGCTAAACGACTGCTATATCATTGCTATTACGGACGTTTACGGAACACTGCGGAACAACCCCCGCTCGTCCCGTACTACGGCGGGGCTGCTCCTTCGGGAGCTAGGGTCGGCGCTCGGAAGGGTTACTACATCGATCCGAGGCGGGCGCGAGCCCGCGGAAGGTCAG